ACGGTGCGGGCCTTCGCTGCATGGGCGCATGACGGAGCCAGCATCCGGGCCGAGGACTGCGTCTTCTGGCAGGACCGCTTTTGGCACGGACTGCGGTGCTTTGTGGTTGATATGGCCAACTGGATAGGCTGGAGTATCAACCGTCGAGACTGGCATCCCTTGCACTGGTTTCTGCCGGGCGTGTGCCGCGGCCTGACCGCCAGCCAGGGCGGTACGGTCAGCGCCACCCGCTGCTATAAAAACCGCTGGTGGATACGTCTCTCCGGACACGAGGGACCGCGCATGGGCAAAAAAGAGGCCCTTGCCCTCATGGCGGAGCTGGAGGGCAGACTGCTGTGAGGCAAAGAGAAAGGGCCGCATAGAGCGGCCCTGGATTTTACTTACCTATTCTCTGGTATTGCTGGTGATCCTGTATGCGTACACATAGCGAGGATTGACTCCTCCTCCCCGACCTCCCTTGCATCCGTAACGCAGAAGGGCTGCTTCTGTTGCCCTAGCAGCAGCTTCACTAGAAGCCTTTTCGTAGATCCAGCAACCTGTGTGTTCATTGACATTATGATCGCCGAACAGACGTTGCCTAACGTCGCTAGCGATGCCTACATACCAGCCTGAAGGCCATCCACCACATTGCTGGGCATGGTCTATGATTTTGCTGACAATCGTTCTATCGATGAGATCGTACATAGGTTCCTACCCCCTCGGCGGACAGGGATCATTGCCGTGCGAATCTTTACGGCTAATCCGTCCATCACGGTTGTGCTCAACGAATTCACTGCCGATATTACGGCTGTGCTCGCGGCCCCAACGCATAGCGTCTTCCTTGCGATCAAAGTGCTTGGAAGCGCGGGAATTGCCTGTATCAGTGGAATCCCACCCCCCCTGAGGGTTAGGCGTAATATGTGTTTCTCTAACCATATTTTCCTCCGGAAAAATCAAGAAAAGGTGACGTGATCGAGTAGAGGAAATATGTAAATTGGTCAGCACCTCCTTGCCAAAAGCCCATGAACGCTTGACAAGGAAAATGAAGTAGTGGATTCTGCTCTCGCCAAAAGAGGAGATTTCTCCAAATTTCCTTGGACGCCGCTGACTGGCCGGTCAGCGGCGTTTTTTTTCAAGCAACGCCTACATGCTGCGACAAGAATAAGGTGTCTATATAGGAAGTCAACTTCTGAAGAGAAAATTTTTTCGCAAATCAACATATTTTTTAAGTATGCTATTTATAACTTCCTGAAAAAAATATATTCTTGCAGACAAATCATTTCCATATGGCATACATTAAAAATATCAAGATATATTTATATACATATAAACATTATAATTTCCAATGTTATACTATGACTCTGAGATGCGATCCATTCATCCTCTTTTATAATGCAAGCAGCCCGGCAGGATGTGCAACTCCTGCCGGGCCAAAGGGTGCGATCCAACCGATCGCGGAGGGTTCCCACGGCGGCGGGTGTTCGCGCACCTGCCGCTTTTTTCTAGGTTACCGCGTGGGTCAGGCCATATGTCTTTATGTCTACGCAATATTGCACAGCGCCTGCGCCCAGGCATCTTCGGAAATGATAGCGATCTTGCGGCCTTTGGCGTTGTAATCAATGGCCTGCTGGATCTTGCGACCGAAGGTGGAATGCATCCAGTCCTCATTGCCCAGAAATCCGATGACCAGATAATCCAGCGTGGTGGTCACCCGAGGCTGCGGACAGCCGCCCAGCTGCTCCACCGCTGCCTCACAATCCTTGCGCTGGCCAAAGGCGAATTTGCCGGTAAAGCAGAACGTCCGGCCTTCAAAAATGATAGGCGGCTCAGGCTTGGTCAGGGGCAACGTGCTGGAAAAACTGGCCACATGCTCGGCAACCGGCTTGTCACCAATCAGGCTCTTCAGGAGCGAAAAAATCTCCTTCCGTTCTTCCTCGTCGATCACGCCGTCATCCATCATGGCAAGCACACGCCTGTTCAGCACATCGAACGGCCAACAGGTGATATGGCTGTTTTCCTTGAGCCACTGCACAAGGAATTCGGCTTCCAGCTCATTGATGCTGCCGTCCGCCACCATGCCCCGCGCGATCCCGATCAGCTCCGAGATGCTGCGATCCTCAATGCGTTTGCTGCACTGGTGAAAATGCTCACCCATCATAGAGAAATCTCCTGTCCTTTTGGCCCGGATCATGCCCCGGGATTGATCTCTTCGGGCATTTTGCCGGATACGAGGAAACGCACGAAGTCTTCCTGCGTCAATGTATGCTGCCCTTGCAGGGCTATGCCGTCTCCGGCCTGGGTACGCTGATAGACCTTGAAGGTCACAAAGCCGGGGTCGCGGTCTATCTTGGTACTGCCGGGCGAGGCGGGCATGGCATCCACGATCTGAAGGGTTACAGGGCTGTGGGCCAGCTGCTCCTGCCAGTTCTGCCCCTGTCTGGCGGCAGCGGCGTGGATGGTGTAGCCTGCCCGGAAATCAAAGGCCGTGGACTGGGTCCAGACGGAATAACGGTGCTGCACCTTCTGATATACCGGCTTGCCCTTGGAGATCTTTGGCTTGCCCGCTGCATCAAGCTCCGGGACAGGCCGCCCTTCGCTATCCAGGACTTTTTCAAGACGAGTACGCGGTGTCAGCTCGATACCCAGCGCCTCGGCCATGGCGTACTCAGGGGCAAAACTCCACCCCTGACACCAGTCCGGCGCCCAGATGTCCGGGCGCTTGTCCCACGGCGGATTGCCGGTCAGCGTCGTCAGAAAAGCAGAGGAGTTTTTGACACGTCTTTTGCCGATTTCCTGCTTCAAAAGGCTGTCCAGCAGCTTGAGGGCATGGCTTTGCAGATTTTCGGACATAATGATCTCGCAAGGTTATGATATAGACAAAAAAATTGCCGATATTGCCTTACCTGTTAGCATTTATTTCCGGGTGAAACAAGATTCTACCACAACGGAAAACGCCCCGCAGGAAGGAAACTTTCTGCAGGGCGTCTCATCATAATTGAGGGCCACAACCGGCGGGAAATTGCGGCCTGTCAGGCATCTGTGCTAGGCCATCGGCGGGCGCATCCTCCTAAAGGAGGGTACTCCCATGAAACACTTCCTCCGGGACGTGCTGGCTGCCTTTGTGGCCGCCGTCCTTGCGGCCTTGGTGATTCGCCTGTTGAACCTCTAAGACGCAAGTAGCCCGGTAGGAGGTGCAACTCTTACCGGGCCAAAACTTGCGATCCAGTTAATCGCGGGGGATGTGCCCACGGCGGCGGGTGTTCGCGCACCTGCCGCCTTCTTTTTTCTAGCCGTTCCCTCCCTCCTTGGCAAGCCCCCTTGACCTTTGGCGGCCATCCGGGCACACTGAAATTCCCCAAATCAAAGAAGGCGTCACCGTCGCCTTTGCCGTGCCCCACACGGCGAAAAGTGCGGTCTTTTTTGTTTCTGTCACCATCCGCACCGGCAGGTCTTCGGCCTGTGGTGCCGGTTATCTATTGGCGGAGCAACGTCCAGTATCCGTGAGGACTGGCGGCCTCTCAGTGGCCGGGGAGCGTTGTTCCGCCTTTTTTATTTTTAATCCCTAAACACTGAGGTGCCTTATGAACAACACGTTCCACGATTTCAGCGAGCTTGGCGAATTGCTGCGCGTCCTGCCTGCCCGTCTGCGGCTGGTGGCCGATTATGTCTCCCGTGAGGATGCGCTGGAACGAGAAGCCGCCGCCGAGCTGCTGGACGAATGCGCCGCACGGCTGGAAGCCCAGCGCGACCGGCTGGCCCGCTGCAATGCGGATGTACTGCACGCCCTGGGCTGCGGCTGCCAGCTGGTGGCCATGCCCACAGCCGGAGAGGTGCGCCATGCCTGATGCCGCCCTGCCGCTGTTTGAATTTGAGGGCCAGCCCCTGCGCGTGCATCTGGATGACACCGGAGAACCGTGGTTCGTGGCCAAAGATGTCGCTTTGGCGCTTGGCTACCAGTGGAACGGTAGCGCTCGTATCGCCCATGTCCCCGAGGAATGGAAAAGGGTCACATCCATTGTGACCCTTCGAGGTGATGCACAAAATATGCAGCTTTTATCCGAGCCCGGCCTCTACTTTTTCGTAGCCCGCAGCGACAAGCCTCGTGCCCTGCCCTGCGGGAACGCATCCTTGGCAGCGCCATGCAGTGCGCCCGCCTCATGGGTGCCACCAGCATGGCCGAGGTGGAGGGCATCTTCTGCCGCTGCTGCGAGCTGGTGGCCAGCACGCCGGAGCAGCCCCTTCTGCCTGCGGATAGGGAAGCCGGTCTGATCCGGGACTTTATGCAGGAATGCTGCCAGAGCAGCAAAGGTGTGAAGACTACGGCCACGGCCATCTATGACCGCTTCCGCGTCTGGTGGAACAGCCGCAGCAAAGACCCCCTGCCCAGCCAGAAACGCCTGGGCGCTCTGCTGCAGGAACGCTTCGTCCGCCACCGCCGTGGCGGCCGCATCTGGTATCTGGATCTGAGCGTGGAGGGATAGAAAAAGGGGGCCGGAGACTAAAAATTGTCTTCGGCCTTTCTATAATTAAAATGGCACCTTAGATAGCGGGATTTCCTCAATCTCCCTTGAAATTTTATCAATTTCATTATCTATTTTATGCTCTTTCTGTGTCATAATTTTTTCTTGTAGAATATTTAAAAGAATAGCAGCTTCGTCAGAATAGTTTTCGGTTACGGAAGTTATAATCTCTCCCTTACTATTTAAAAAAACAATTTCACGCGGCCCTAAATAACGCACTGCATTACCAGACAGTTTAATACTCGGATAAAACTTAACTCTGAATGTATGTGTAAAAAATTGGGAAAAAGGCCGTGATGAATCTGATCCTTCTACCCATTCAATAACATTTTCTTTTGTCATATCGATGATTTTTTCTACCAATTTTATGATCTTAGTCATTTGCTTTTCCCTCAAGAAGCTTTTGAATTTCGCTAGAGTTTTCCATGAGACTCTTTTTTATTTTACCTAATGCTATATAGAGATAGGATTCATCAATTTCATCAGACTTCCTTTCATAGAAATACATCTGCAAATCTTGAAAATTACTGGTTGTTTCCCGTATCCGCCTATTCATATCACCACCGATATTTATCATAAAAGAAATTTCAGTTAAATCCTTAAATAAATAATCAAATATATACAATATAAGATCTTTATTATTGTTTTTATCCTTAAGAAGAGTCTCTATATGTTGTATTTTAGCAATTACGGCATCAATTTTTCCACCATAATGAGCATCTTTTAAATTATGAATAACTTCAATAGTACTATTTTTAGCATCTACTGCAGCGTCAGCAGATTTAGCTGCCTTTATAGCTGCATAAACAGAGGCAGCTAGACCAACAATTGATGCTACTGTTCCCATCCATGATGCCCAAGCCAAGGCTTTGCTAGTCATCAAAAAAGGCAATCTTCCATCTTCCTTGGATTGTAGCATCACAATAAGGATAACTCCAGCCACGCAGAAGAGAACAAAGCCTATTCCCCCATACACTAGGAGCCGACCATATCCTTTACTCAATCGATTTCCCCCTACTGCCGCCACCCTACAAATGGGCAGCACTGTCGCCAATACGGACAGGCGCGGCCTTGGGGGCGCCTGCGTGCCCTTCCTTCTGCCTGGTCAGCAGCTCATCCTGCAACTGGATGATCTTTGCCTGCGCCGCCAGCAGCTTTTCCTGCAACTCCTGGATCTGGCGGCTGTCGGCCACCGGCTCCCGCTTCTCCCCTTCCGCCCGTGCGGCATCCACGATGTAGGTCAGCACATCGCCCCAGGTCCCGCCCGCTTCGGCGGCCATGGCTTCGGCCGCGGCCGCGATCTCCTGCAGGGGCACCGGCCTGTCCAGGGGCGTGCCGTGCCCGATAAGCATGGGGCCTTCGCCAAAATACAGCCATTGCCGCGACAGGCGCGGAAAAGCCTCCAGCATGGTAGGCAGCAGCGGCCACAGGTTGTGCTGGCGCTTGGCGCTCAGGTAGGCGTGGAAGGTGCGGTACTGGACCCCGATCATCTCCGCGAATGCGGGCAGGCCGCCGAAAAATTTTCCCGCCGCCGTAACACGCTCGTATAATTCAGAATTATTTGTTCTATTCATTTTAATCTCTGAATCTGCGTTGACAAATATGTATGAATCATACATATTTTCCCCACATACATACACATTCAATATCCCCGCCGAACAAAAAGAGGATTTTATGCAGCAGTTTATCTTAACCCCCACAGGCAGGCAAGAGCAGCGCTTCCTCAAGCTTAAGGTCTGGATGCTGGAGCACGGCATCACCTTTGAATCTATTGGAAAATTCCTCGGCATATCTGGCCGGTCCGTCAGCAAGAGCTTGCGTAACGAGCGCATGCCCGTGCGGCATCACCGTGTCCTGCGCTACCGGCTGGACATCCCCCTGGAGCTCCTGCCCAGGGCCGAGGATGTGCCCACCGGCCCCAAGCCCCGCACGCGCTGATCCGCGCCATTGTGTCCGCATATCGCATTTTCGATGAATGAACCACGCAAACAATAACGAGATTTTCGCATGAACCGTCCTCCCTATCCTTCACTGACGGCCGTGGTCCACGGCATGGTCAAGGCGGCCCCCTCTGGCCTGGATGCCCGCACTGTGGCGGACCTGGTGGGCAAGCCCTACGCCACCCTGATGAGCGAGCTCTCGCAGCAGCCCGGCCACAAGCTGGGTGCGGAGCTGCTCCTGCCGCTCATGGACGTCTGCGAGAGCGATCTGCCGCTGGTCTTCTTGGCCAGGCAGCGCGGCGGTGCATTCGTGTCCCTGCGCCTCCCGGATGACGGGCCGGTGCAGCTTGTCACGGGCCTGAGCGTCAGCATCCGCGAGTTCGGGGAATTCGCCGTGGCGGCGGCGGAGCAAATCGCGGACGGCAAGATCACGGCTGAAGAGCTGCAGGAGATGCGCCGCCTGAGCCACGAGGCCGTGGAGGCCATCA